TGCAGGTAGAAAATTTGAACCTACATTTATATTTCAAAAATGATTAGAGAAAAAGATTACGAATTAATTAAATCTTTTATACATATGAGCATTGTACCCATGAGTGTAAAAAAGTTATGGTTTGCAGATAAAAAATTTTATAAATGGTTTATTAATGAAAATAACAGATAATAGACATAGACATCACCCTAAAAGTATTGCACTTGTAACAGGTGGTTTTGACCCAATACATTCAGGCCATATTCAATATCTCAAATCAGCATCCCATTTAGCAGAGTATTTGGTTGTAGGTGTAAACTCAGATGAATGGTTAACAAGAAAAAAAGGTAGACCATTTATGCCATTAGAAGAAAGAGTTGCAATTTTAAATGAATTATATTGTGTAGACCATGTTATTACATTTGATGATTCAGATGATACAGCTTGTCATGCAATAGAAAAAGTAAAAGAGTTATACAAGGACCCATTTAATAATAAGTTTCATATACCATTAACTTTTTGTAATGGGTGTGATAGAACAGAAGAAAACATACCAGAATTAGAAAAATATAAAAAAGATAAAACAGTTAGTTTTGAATTTGGTGTAGGTGGTGATTATAAGAAAAATTCATCTAGTTCAATTCTAGAAGATTTTAAGAATACAAGAACAATAAGAAATTGGGGTTACTATAGAGTAATACATGAAATAGGTAAAGAAGTAAAAGTAAAAGAATTAGTAATCGAACCTGGCAAATCATTATCAAATCAGTATCATAATAAGAGAAACGAATTATGGTATGTCATGAAAGGTGAAGTAGTTGTAAATGGTATTATACACAAGGCACATCAACAATCATTTTTAATACCTATTGGTCAATGGCACCATTCAAAAAATATATCAGATGAACCTGTTCATATTCTAGAGTGTCAATATGGGGAAGAGTGTGTAGAAGAAGATATTGTGAGAGAATATATTGATGAAAAACCAGTCAAAAACGAGGGTGGAACATATATTGGTCTCAGAAGTCAAGAAGATGATGGTTATTGTGATTAAAAAGTGAAGAAATAGCTTGACAAAGATTTCAAAGTATCCTATAATATAGACTATATGCCAAAAAGTATGCACTTGGTACCAGGCATGACTAGCCTAAATACCAAGAAAACAAAAGTCAAAATTACGAAGGCGAAGATGGTTGAATTAAAAGAAGACCATAGACTTCATAATAAGAAATATAAAAAAGACCCACATCTAGCACCTATCATGGTGATGGATTTTGACACATATATAAAATTCAGATTCGGTAAACTCAAATCTAAAAAGAAAGACAGAGGTCAATATGTAGGCGAACCTATGATTAATAATAGAGTAACACCATCTAGAACAGAAACTAAAGTAGAACCTCATGTGTGTGCGAAGAAAGAACCTAAAGTATATGATGGTGAAAGAAAACTTATTGGTATTGGTATATTACACAAGTCAAATCTTGTACCTATTTTTGATGAAGAACATGCGAAAGATTTATCAAAGATGAGAAGATAAACTTAACAAAAGTTTAACACAAAATAGATTTTTTAAATACTAAATATTTTTGATTAAAAAAAGGAGTTATTATGAAAAAAGTATTAATCGTACCCTTACTTTTATCCCTATCAAGTGTGGCCTTCTCTGGTCCTTATATAATGTCAAAACATGAACTCAAAATGAAAGACACAAATTATGATAAGACAATTAATCATATTAGATTCGGCAATAGTTGGAATTTAGATGGTCTTAAATTATATGGAGAATTAGGCGTTGTAGAAGAAGTTAGACATGGTTCTGATATCTTTGATGGCAAAGCAGGAACATCATATCAATTCGGTTTCAGTAAAAAAATTACAGATAACTTTTCATGGAAAGGAAAGTGGGAAGGAACAGAATTTCATGATTCAAATAATTCACATAAAATAGAAATTAAGACTAAATGGAAATTCTAAAAAAAATTAGAAACTATATTTTTAGATTAGTTGCAATAAGTGTAGCTTGTTACCTACCAACAGTTATATTAGTAGGACTATTATTTGACTTTGGATATTATGATAAAGATACAAATGCATTACCTGTGTTTGTATCATTATTTTTAGTAACAACCACCATTGACTTTTTTAGAAATATTCATTATACTAGAGTTAAATCTATTATAAATAGAATTAGAGGTCGCCATAAAGGGGCTTCTAAAACTAAACTTGCTTAACAAAGGAGGAAACTATGACGGTATTTAGTTCATTACATCCGTTTACAATAGGTTATGATGATGTATTCAAACATTTTGAAACATTGTTAGAACATCAACAACCAAATTATCCACCATACAACATAGTCAAGACAGGTGATTATACACATTGTGTTGAAGTTGCATTGGCTGGTTATTCTAAGGCAGAAGTTGAAGTAATCGTTGAAGATAAAACTTTAACAATTAAATCATCTGATTTACCTGGCAAAGATAAACCAAAGGATAATGTTATTCATAAAGGCATTGCTAAAAGGGCATTTAAAAGAGTATTTACCCTTGCAGAGGATGTCGTTGTAAATGACGCTGTGTTGAAAGATGGTCTTCTTAGAGTGGAACTTGAAAGAGTTGTACCTGAAGAAAAGAAACCTAAAGTAATCAAAATTAAGTAAACACTAAGTACCAACCAGCATTGACAAATCGTGCTGGTTGGTATATAATGTACAACATATATAATTAACAAGTGAGAATATATTATGCAATTATCAAGTGATACAATTAATGTCTTAAAAAACTTTGCTGATATCAATCAGAATATCTTAGTTAAAGAAGGCACTACATTAACAACAATATCAACAATGAAAAACATATTAGCAGAGGCTGATATTTCTGATACAATTCCTAAAGAATTTGCTATCTATGATTTACCAGAGTTTCTAAGGGCGATTGACATGTTTCAAAAACCTTCTTTAGACTTTGATGGTGAATCGCATGTAGATATCGCAGACGGAAATTCTAAACAGAAAGTCAAATACTTTTTTGCTGATAAGTCAGTCATTGTTGCACCAACAAAATCAATAACAATGCCAGATACATTTGTTTCTTTCACATTCAAAAAAGATATGTTTGAAAAACTAATGAAAGGTATTAACACATTAGGTTTACCTGATGTCGCAGTAATAGGTGATGGCACATCAATTAAAATGATTGCTACTGATAAGAAAAACAAATCATCTAATACTTATTCTGTGGATATCTGTGAATCTGATAAGAAATTTACAGCATACTTCAAGGCAGAAAACTTTAAAATGGTTACAGATGATTATGATGTTGCTTTATCATCACAAAAAATTAGTCATTTCGTGAATCGTACTAGACCAGTTAAATACTGGATTGCACTAGAACCAGATTCAACATTTTAAGTTTAACTAAATTGAGGTTTATATTATGTCCGACTTTTTGTGGGTTGAAAAATATCGCCCAAAGAAAATCAAAGATTGTATCTTACCCGAAGATACGAAGAAAACTTTTAGTGAGTTTTTAAAACAAGGGGAAATACCTAATCTATTATTATCAGGCACAGCCGGTACAGGTAAAACTACTGTTGCTCGTGCCTTGTGTGAAGAATTAGGTGCAGACTATATTATTATAAATGGTTCTGATGAAGGCAGACAGATTGATACATTACGAACAAAGATTAAAAACTTTGCAAGTACAGTATCATTGACTGAGGATGCCAATCATAAAGTAGTTATTATAGATGAGGCAGACTATACAAATGCTGAATCAGTACAACCTGCTTTAAGAAACTTCTTAGAAACATTTCATAGTAATTGTAGATTCATATTTACATGTAATTACAAAGCAAAACTTATCGAACCACTTCACAGTAGATGTACTGTTATTGACTTTAGAATCGTAAATGGTCAAAGAGTTAAAACAGCAACAGCATTTATGCAAAGATGTTCTAAAATATTAGAAGATGAAGAAGTACCTTTTGATAAGAAAATACTTGCAGAATTAATTCAAAAACATTATCCTGATTTCAGAAGGACAATAAATGAATTACAAAGATATTCTGTAAGAGGTAAAATTGATAGTGGTATTTTATTCTCTATGTCTGAAGTCAGTCATAAAGAATTGTTATCATCATTAAAAGAAAAAAGATTTAACGATATGAGAAAGTGGGTCGTACAAAATCTAGATAAAGAACCAGCGTTCTTGTTTAGAAGTATCTATGATGTACTTTACAAAGCGTTATCGCCAAACTCTATACCACAAGCAATATTAATAATCGCAGGTTATCAATACAAGGCAGCTTTTGTTGCAGACCAAGAGATTAATATGGTTGCATGTCTAACAGAGATTATGGCAGGATGTAAGTTTAAATGAAACACAATAGCGATTTTAGACATGACCTTGAATGGGGTCAAATGGGTGAAAATGTTGTTGCAGACATTGTTGCTGGAGATAAGACTGAAGTTAAATCTGAGAGAGATATTTGGAGTAGAACAGGTAATCATTATGTAGAGTTTGAAAGTAGAGGTAAACCAAGCGGTATTGCAACAACAGAGGCAAAATACTGGTCAGTAAACTTTTTTTTAAATGATAATTTTTGTTTTAACATAACTCTTACTGTTGAAAGATTGAGAGAAATATGTTTAAAATTTAAACACAAGAAATTCAAGGGTGGTGATAATGATACTTCAATAGGTATTTTAGTGCCAATAAAGGAGTTGATAAATGTATGAGCTTCGTGATTATTTAAATGCAATAAATTTTTCTAAAGAAAAACTTCTCGATACTGATGATACAGAGTGGGCAAAGAAATATCCACCCTTTGTTATCAACAAGTGTTTGTCTATGTTTTATGACTGTATTGCACAGGCAAACGAAATGAATGGGTATCACTTCTTAGATAAAGATGTTCAATTTAATTTTTTCATAAATAGTATAAGAAAAAAGAAGCGATTTGGTGGTAAGTGGCTAAAACAAAATGTTTTAAAAGATGTAGATTATGTCAAAGAATATTATGATTATAGCAACGAAAAGGCAAGAGAGGCCTTATCAATACTAACTAAAGAGCAGATTGAATTAATCAAATTATCTATTGATAAGGGTGGGAGAAGAAGAAAATGAATGATGAGATAGAATGGAATCAAGATAACATGCTCGAAGTTACAATCAAACAACCTGATGATTTTTTAAAAGTAAGAGAAACTTTAACAAGAATAGGTGTTGCAAGTCGTAAAGACAAAACACTATATCAGTCATGTCATATACTACATAAACAAGGAAAGTATTATATTGTACACTTCAAAGAATTATTTGCACTAGACGGCAAGACAGCAACACTATCTGAAAATGATATACAAAGAAGAAATACAATTGCGATATTGTTACAAGATTGGAACTTAATTGACATAACTAAAAAAGAGGAATCTGAAAACAAGGCACCTCTAAGTCAGATAAAGGTTTTACCTTTTAAAGAAAAACATGAGTGGACACTATCAGCAAAATATAACATAGGCAAAAAAGTAGAAGATGAAAGTACCTAGTTTTAATGAATTTATTAGTGAGGCAGTTGAAACTCCTAAACTAGTAATTATAACAGATGAGCCTGAACAAGCAAAAACTTTTCACACGGCAGATAGACTTCAACAAGAGGCGAAAAAGTTGGGGTGGAAATATTACTTGTATAAACTTACAGGTGGGTATACATCAACAGAAGAAGGTATCAGAAGATTACATAATAAAGATGATGAAAAAGGTTTTGTAGTTGATAAAAATACTATTGCGATATTTAGAGGTTCAGTTGTTCGTAGAGACAGTTGGATGGATATCATATCTATGTTTGAAAAAGATAAAGTATGTTGTATTAACAGTAGAGACTGTATAGAAATATGTACAGACAAATATAGAACATCTATCAAACTTGCAGATTATGGTTTAAGACAACCTAAATCTTCACTAATAACAGATAAAGAAAATGCCTTAAAAGCATTTGAAAATTTAGACACAGACTTTCCTGTAATTATGAAAACATTAAGAGGGTCAAAAGGTGTGGGTGTCTTATTTATTGAATCAAAAATAGGACTAGATTCTATTGTACAGTTAATCAATAAACAAGATGAGGATGCTGATTTATTAGTACAAGAATATATTAAGACAGACTATGATGTTAGAGTATTAGTTTTAGGTGGTAAAGTTCTTGCAACAATGAAACGACCTGTAGTCAAAGGTGATTTTAGAAGTAATGTATCACAAGGTTCAAAACCAGAAGAATTAAAATTAACAGAATTAGAAATAGAAGAATGTATCAAGGCTGCAAAGGCAGTAAATGGTTTATGGACTGCTGTAGACTTTATACCTTCAAAGAATAGACAAAAAGAACCACCATTTATGATTGAGGTAAACTCATCACCTGGAACAGAAGGTATGGAAGAGGCAACAGGTAGAAATATAAGTAAAGAAATTTTACAATATTTTACAAATAGAAATAATTGGGTACAGGCACCTTCTCAATGTGGATATAAAGAAGTCATGACAATAAAACCTTTTGGTGATATTGTTGCAAAATTTGATACAGGTAATAGTGGCACAAATGTTATTCATGCAGAGAAAATGGAAGTTAAAGGTAAAAAAGTAACATGGTCATTATATAATAAAACTATAACATCAGATATAATTAGACAAGAAGAAATAAAAGTAGGTGGTCTAAGAGACTATGAAGAAGACAGATACTTAATTAAACTAGATGTACAATTTGCAGGTACATTATATACAGATGTTGAGTTTACTCTAGATGATAGAGAAAATAGAACACATATATTATTAGATAGAGAATTTATGAATAGACTTAATGTTATGGTAGACCCTAGTAGAAAATATATAGTTACTAGTCCGTACACCATTGACAAATAAGTCTTTTTATAGTACAATACATTATTAACAAGTGAGGTAAATTATGGCAGATGTGAATCTATTTCGTTTGACAACAGGCGAAGATATAATAGGTAAAGTTAAAGAGGAACTATTTGATGAAAATGGTATTTCAACACATGTGGTTTTAGAAAAACCTTTTGTGATTATTCCACAACAAGAGGCACCAGGTAAACCTGTAACTCTTGGATTTCATTCTTATATTCCTTATGGCAAATGTGATGAAGTTACATTCAAACAAGACAACATAGTTACAAGTGTTGAACCTACAGATGAATTAACTAAAACATATACACAAAATACAGGTGGTATAGTACAAGTAGAAAAACAGTTGATTACTTGATGAATTTTTACAAGAACATAGTTGAATACAAAGGTAAGTTATTTGTTAGAGGTATACATGAAGGGCAAGAGTTTCAAGAAAAGATAGACTTTCAACCTACATTCTTTACACTAACAAATAAAGAATCTAAACATAGAAACTTGCAAGGTCAATATCTACAACCAACACAATTCGACAGTATCGTAAAGGCAAGAGAATTTAGAAAGAGTTATGATAACTCTAATTCTCCTATCTACGGTATGGAAAGATTTGCATATCAATATATTGCAAATGAATATAAAGATGATGTTGAGTGGCAGAAAGATAAAATTAAAATCTTTACAATAGATATTGAAACAAGTTGTGAAGAAGGATTTCCTGATGTAGATAATCCTGTTGAAGAATTGTTATGTCTAACAGTTAAGAATCAAACTAACAAACAGATTATAACATGGGGTACAGGCGATTTTAAAACCGATAAAGAAGATGTAACTTATGTAAGATGTAATTCAGAAAAAGAATTATTGAAAGAGTTTATGTCTTTCTGGATGAAAAACTATCCTGATATTATTACAGGTTGGAACTGTAAGTTTTTTGATATACCTTATTTACTAGGCAGAATATCTAGACTAACAGACAATAAAGTTATTCGCAAACTATCTCCTTGGGGATTAGTTGAACAGAAAGAGGTTATTGTAAGAGGTAGACCTAAAACTGTATATAATATTATGGGTGTTGCAATGTTAGATTACATTGACCTATATCAAAAGTTTATACCAACAAGACAAGAAAGTTATAAACTAGATTATATCGGTAAAGTTGAATTAGGTATTGGTAAAGATGAAATGCCATATGAAACTTTTAGAGAGTGGTACACAAAAGACTTTCAATCATTTGTAGACTATAACATACAAGATGTAGAAATCGTTGATAGACTAGAAGATAAATTAAAACTTATTGAATTAATATTAACAATGGCATATGAGGCCAAAGTAAACTATGATGATGTATTCTCACAAGTAAGAGTGTGGGATGTTTTAATCTATAACTATTTAAGAAAAGAACATATTGTAGTACCTGAAAAATCTGAACAAGTAAAAGATACAAAGTATGATGGTGCATATGTAAAAGAACCATTGACAGGTATGCATGACTGGATTGTATCATTTGATATCAATTCACTTTATCCTCATTTGATTATGCAGTATAATATATCGCCAGAAAAAATAGTTGGTATGAATCCAGAAGGCAC